TGTTGGCTGTAAAGGTGCCCGTGTCAGAGGTCAGGGTGAACTCACGGGTGCATTGAATAGAGTCTGTCTTATGCAGCCACCACCAGGTCGCTTCACCTGCCAGCTGCTGCAAGGTTGCGTTGAGGTATATCCTCGCCTGCGTCTGGAAGTCTGTATTGGCAGTAGACAGTCCAGTGCGCGATAGGCCCATCTGAATACACTCTAATACCGTCATATCAGGTTACTCCAGGACCCATTCTCATACCCCTGAAATTTGTTTATAGAGGTGCAATATATAACCATTCCATTTGTGGCCGATAAAGCATCTCGCTGCGTAGTGGTCAGAGTAGGTACGCTGAACGAGTCAGACAGGCTCAGCGTACCTACGTCTGCCGCACCAAAGTTTGCTGCTTCACCAAAAACCGTAGCAGCGTTGACGCTACCTGCTACAACCTGGTCCGTGCGTTTGTTCATTCCACCGCAGTAGCTGCCAGTGCTTCGGCATCAACGCCATCGATCTCAGCGTTGCGAGAGGAGTACGTCTGACCATCGTTCCAACGCTTCAGCCAGGCGCGAACCGCTGCCTCTCCTTTCTCCGCAACACCCTGCGGAGGACAGGGCTGGAAACCAGGAGCCTGGAAGGTGCCGCCCCCATGCGCTGCCAGCACCTGCGCTGCGTCCGCATTCGTCTGCTTGCGCGGTGCTTTGACAGTTGCCTGCACCCCCAGCGCATCACGAATCTTCGCCTTTTGATCATCGCTTGCGCGTTCAAGCAGGTCGATGAGACTAGGTTCCTTGGGCGCTTCCGCTACAGGAGCAGCTTGCACTACAGGCGTAGCTTCCGCGATAGGAGTGATTGCTTCGGGAGCATCGGGGAGAGGATTCTTCCTCGGTCTTGGCATGATTTCCTCGTAGTGAGTAGAGAGGGAGGCATTAAGCCCCCCTCTCTGCGTTAATGGTGGGGTTACCCACCTAGATTGAGCATGATGGGAACGTGCTTGCTAGTAGCAGCAGCGCCCATTGCCTGGCCTATTACTGGAGTGTCGATGCCAGTATCTTGCGTCTGCACCGCGCCAGCCGTGCTGTCCGATAATTGCAGGTTATCGCCAAGAACAACAGCATCCGCAGCATCGTTCAGGGCAAAAGCAATCCCCTTCGTCTGCAGCCAGAAGTAATAACCGCTGGTGACCGCAATCGGATTAATCCCAACTACCCGATCATAAGCACCACCACCAACCGTAGCAGTGATCACCCCATTATAGGGACCAGGCGTAAGGATGTAATCATCGGTAGCAGCTACCGCAGTAACGATGGGGTCATACAAGGTGAACGTGACACTGTTGCTTGCTGCAGCCGTGTTCGCCTTGATCCGATATTGCTCCCCATTAGTGATGTTCCCGAAATAGCCCCCAGCATACAGGTCTTTCGTAGCAGACCCCAAGGTGGAATCGGAAACCGTGATTGAGGTCGCGCCAGCAGACGCTGCGGTAAAGGTGCCATTGTCATCCGCAGCAATCAGCTGCACACTGTCCGTGCTAACGCACTTGCCTACCGTAATCGCAGCAGACGCATACGCATACCTGAATACACGGTTGTCACCCAACTCCAGCTTTTCGCCAATGGCGAACTTAGCCTCAGAGCTTTCCTCATAGATGCCCTGGCCTGCGCGACTGCCTTTGCCTTCGCCACCTACGCGATTAATGGTGTAGTTGTGGTTCTTAAAAGTTGCCATTTTTCACCTTTCCCCTATGGGCAGGGTTAAAAGAAGGGGCATTGGCTTGCCCCCCAGGTTAATTAAACCGTAGTAGAAGTCGTGATGTTATCCAGGACTCCCTGCCTACGCCTGTTGTTGGTCATAAGCTGACAGCCCACTATTACGAACCCCACTTTAGCCTGCTGATTAGAGGGTTCTTTGAAGGGGGTCTTAGCGAAGTTCAAACCTTCCTGCATCCGAAGTTTCAGATACTTGGTCTGCAACATGAACAACTGATGCTGACCTGCAGTGCCTGGGCTGTCCCGATCTACGATGAACTGTACACCTCGGAACGTAGCGTTCTGATTGCCATCACCAATCGCCTGATCCGTAGCAGAAGTGAAGCGATAGTAACCAGTGCCTTCAAAGATCGCTTCGTAATCCCCGTACACTGAGTAGTTGGTAATCAATAGATCAGGGGTGTCATTCCCCTCGGAAACTTGGTTCCAAAGGTCGCGCATCGCCAGGATGCCATTGTACATATCGGTGGACGCTTCTTTCACCGAAAAATCTTCCGTCGAATACGTACCATTGTAGTCAGTGCGCTTGTTGTCCCACCAGGTGTTGGTGCCAGAGTTCACAGAGTGAACCGTGCCGCCACTGGTGATCGAAGCGATGTCCTGCAAGCCCACGATGGACTTACCAGACTGCGCACCCAAGAGGGCTGCATTGATCGTAGACATCGCACCCGTCATGGCCTGCTCCGTCTTCGCCGTCAGCAGCTTGATCGCCTTATCGCTGGCGCGATTTTCGATCTCTTCGGTCATCGAAATGACAATGGGCGTAGCGTTGTAGCGGAAATACTCAAACGCTGCCGTGATGCCATCCGTGCTATCCGTGTCGAGTGTGTCGTACCCATCGAACCAGGTCGAATCAGTAAGACTATACATCAAGTCTTCCTGGATTTGCTTTCCACCTTTGGACACTTCCATCAAGCCCTTCTTGCGAAAAGCAGCGATGGTGGGGTACGAGTTTGATATGTTGTCGGTCAACCTTTTACGCTTGCTGCGCATGGTGGTTGTCCATGCAGCGTCCCAGGTCTCGGTAGTCGTTATTGCAGCCATTGTTAGTTATTGTCCTGCTTAAGTTTACGGCCTTTTTATGGTAGGGTGTTTCACCTATTCAAAGCCAAGGTTTTTAAGCTCGGTGACCAACTCTCCATCACTGAGCGGTGCCCCTTCGCCACTGACCGTCACCTGCGCTCCACCACTTGCCTGCCGCTTACTCGTACGTCGCGTAGTCTGGTCCGCTTGCCGCAGCGCTGCCGCTTCATCGGCCTTGACTCCACTCACCGTTTCATATGCTTCGGTTACCGTGTAGTTTGCGCCCGTATTTTTATTCGGCACTCCGATCAAAGCCTTGATCTGCTCCGCATACGGGTCCAGTGCTTCGCCATACTTATCCCGCGCCTCTTGCAGTTGCCCCGCAGCCTCTTTCACTCGGCCCGTCTGATGCTGTTGTGCCAGCAATGCGATGCCTTGCTTGAGTTGCCCCACTTCGGTTTTGAGATCCTCGTTGCCTGTTCCCATCTCCGTCTTGATGATCTGCCGCACCACATCGATGGCGCTGCTCTCATCAGGACCCAGCCGCGCACGTAAGTCCGCATAGGGGTCCTCCTGGGGTTGCTGCTGCGCGTTGTTGACCTGGTTTTGCAGGGCTTGCAGCATCTGCTGTTGCTGCGTCTGCTGCTGTTGTTCAAACTGCCTGCGTTGATCTGCCAGGTCCTGCGTCTTGCGCGTGTAATCGGCCTGCTGTGACTTCGCAGCATCGATGACTGCGTGATACTCAGTAGGCACATCGGATTTATCTTGGCGTGCCCAATCGGTCACACCACTCGGATCGAAAGCAGCGGCTTGTCCATTGGAGCTTGCCGTGCTTGCACTGCTCGTATCCCCTCCCAGGTCTGCCGCAAAATCATCAGACCCTTCAGTGGGAGAAGCAGATTCAGTCGCAGCTACTTCACTGGATTCTACTACTTCGGTCACTTCACTCATTTGCTCACCTCACTCATGTGCGTTGCTGGGCGCATCGGCCCAATCGCTTTGCAGCGTGGGAGTCTTCGGGGGTTCTACACGATGGCAACGTGATCCTTTAACAGGGTCGTTGCTCTCCTGTATGTTGTACTTCTTCATTATGCGCTGCTTATCGGAGTAACTGTTGATATACTCCGCAACGCCTGGCTCAAACTTTCCATAGAGACTGCTGTGCGTCAGGTGTATCTGGTTCCTGCCTTTGTTAGCAAAGTCCTGCACCATCGTGTTGCCCAGGCACGCCTTGCACTTGCGCTTCTTGGGCACATCGGAGGCACGGTGATACCAGATGTCCTTCTCTTCTTCTTTGCACGTTTTGCAATACCAATCGTAGGCTGGCATTATTGTTCCCTTGCGATTAGATAGGACCCTCTTACGCTTACAGCCCCTTTGCCGAATACGCTTTCCACCTCGGAGAGGTAGTCCTTTGCTCTTCGATTTTCTTGCCAAGAACCCGTGCTAGTGGGACTACCCTTTCCACTACCACTCCCCTCGTAAATCTTGATGCGCACTTCGCCACCTGGCTTTATTAGAGCCTTCGCCCCCCGCAGTGCTTGCTTTCGTAGCGAAGGTTCCTCTATTACGTTTAGCACATTATTTATTGTTACGATGTCGGCAGGGTTCTTTTCAAAATCGTCTAATATCCGATTATTATGCGCTTCAGACCGCTGGATGGGATCTATCACATCCATAGTGACTCCACGTTCTGCCATAAACTCTTTTGCTTTGTCGCTTTTTCCCCCACCCAGGTCCAGCACTCTTGCCCCTTCGGGCCACTCAAATCGCCTGTCTTTAAATGTTGCCGCTATTTGTCCCAGGTCTGTTTTTCCTGGTTCATTCGCTTCTTTTTTACTTCGTTGTGCTAAGCCTTTTCTTAACCTGGCAGAAGGCACGCCTGCCATGCCCATCATGGCAGGACCAGCCATATTAGACCAAGAGAAGTCTCGCCCCTCATCGTTTGCTAAATAAGCCTCTGCGGCTGCGCCTGCACCTAATGGGAGAACAACAGGGGCTGCACCTGCGATGACTTCCCCTGAAGCACTCTTTTCGGGGTCGAACATCGCATAGCGAGATCGTATCTGGCTGGGGTCGAAGACTACGTAGATATCGGTCAAATCGCCACCATCGTAGGTGTTTCTAAAGATGGCACCATCGCGCCCTTCTCGTTGCGCCTGCTCTAGCAAATCATGGTAAGAGACTTCTCTGTATGGTGCATTGCTAAAATCATATTCAAGGGGGTTCTGCAATTTTAGTTTTACAGGCATGATGTTATCGCCCATAGACCCAAGGTGCCCCTTGGCGATTTTATATTCTAAGTCCTCTATTCTCAGATTGATGGATTCAAGCTCGGGAAAATGCTTAGCCGCATACGGTTCGTAAGCTTCATAGGCAAGGTCTAGGTCCTTTTGTGCTACTGCTTTTTGTTTCCGCAGCTTGCCAACTTCAATGTCACGCTGTTCCTCTTCTCGCTTCCACGCTTTTTTCCAAGACTCAATTATCTGTACCGTATTTGGATTTACAACATCCCACCTACTTGCCCAATCATCATGCCTAATAATCGCCCCCGCAGCTTCTCCTTTTGTATCAAATCCCAAGTAGTCTTCTTCTTCCAGCGCCCGCCAGATTCTTGTATCTGATGGGGGTTGCTCATTGAGTTTCCTTATTTTGCTCTCTATGGCATTAAGCACTTTAAACGCTTCATTGACGCCAATCGCTTGACTTATTTTTTCGTCAATCGCCATTGCCTTGTTATTAAGCTCTAATTGTTCATCGCGGTATACTGCTTCCCGTGCATCAAAATCGGCTTGACTCATGCGCCCAAGTGCCACAGGGTCAGATTCTGTCGCATATGCTGAAGCAGTCTCTGGATCTGCGCTAAAGAAAAAACCTTTGCGTGCGCTAGCCGCCCCCGTGGTTGTTCCCATCAGGCCAGGATCGAACTCACTTATATCACCTTTAGTCCCGTGAAAAGCATCGATGTTGAAACCCAACTGCACAGCCCTATCCAAGCGTTCTTTTTCTGCATCTTCCCCTATCATTCTTTGAGTGCGCTCGGGGCGCGATACAGGACGCTCCACCTTCGCTTCGGGCATCACCGATTCTACAAGGTCAGGACCACGCAAGCGCATCCCCGCTTTCGCTAAGCTGGTAAGCGCCCCTCCCGCACCCAGCATCTCCAACGCAGACATTCCTTCCGCAGTGCCCAGCGGATCTTTCACCGCTTCTATGCCTGCACGCCCCACCGCTTGTGCGGCTGCGCCTGGGTCTGCTTTGGCTTGTGCTACCATCGTCTTCAACTGCTCCAATGCACCTTCGGGGTCGCGCATTAGCGCCCCTGTTCGTTTCGCTGGATTGGCGATAAGCCAGCGAGGTATCAACTCTGCAAAGCGCTCCAACTCATTCTCGGCTTGCAGACTGCTCTCCAGCTTCTGCCCAGCCCCTTCCAGGCCTGCGCCCAGCTGAGCCATCAGGTCAGGTGCGCCTGTGGGGTAGTCGTATGGACTCGCCTGACGCAGCAGCGCTTCGATGATCTCCCGATCTGCCTGGCTGGACATCGACCCCTCAGCTACTTACAGGTTTGTCCCTGTATGCCTGGCGTTTTGCCTGCTTTGCCAGGGTTGCCGTGCGCCCACCCCGTGACTTTGCGTCCTGTGCGCTTCGCCTCTCTACGAGCCGCTTCGCGGCCCTTCTTGCCATAGCTGTAATGCTTATCACCAACCTTGGGCATCAGTTTTGGTCCGTGTTGAGGTTTACGGTTTGCCCCACGCGCTGCGCATTGGAGCGCACTACGCTTTGTAGGGCACTCGCCTGCGCCTGGACGTTGCTGCCATCGCGTGCGCTGGGTATCGTCTTGTCGCTTTGCTGCATTGGCTGGCCTTGCGCCTGCCCCTGCAAGAACTGCTGATGCTGCTGCGTGTGCGCCTGCATAAGCTGCTGAAACTGTTGTATCGCCTGCGGGTTCAGCTGCATCTGCTGTTGCAGGTACTGGGTGACCGCTGGGTCTTCGCCAGCCTTGGCATGGGCCTGCAGGTGCGCCTGGTGATCCTGTGCAGGCAATACCCCTGGGTCCTGCTGGCGTGCGGCCATAAACTGGTTCTCCAGCTGTGCGGCACGCACCGCTTCCTGGTCTGCAGACTGCTTGATGAACTTGTCCATGTCGCTAACGCGAAAGGCACGCAGCACCAGCTTAATCACTTCGGAGCGATTGACTTCGGGCATCTGGAAGAGGTAGTTGGCTAAGGCCAGCGTATCCTCGCGTTCCAGCTGCTCAAAGAGGGGGCGCATCGACTCGGTTTCGACCTCTACCTTGAAGCGCACCTTGAAGAGGTCGCTGGTCACCGCTTCGTAGATGGGGTCGTTCTCCCCTTCCGCTACGTTGACGATGAACTTCTCGGGCGTGTAGCGCATATCGGCCATGATGCGGAAGGTGTTGTAGACCACCGCTTCGTAGGCTTTGCCCACCTCGGCAGACAACCACTCCCTGTTCTGCGTCCCGAAAGAGGCGATGAGGGATGCTTCGGTAGCGGTGCGCCTGGGACCACCCCCTAGCGCCATCTGCGATACCTGCAGCACCTGCTCTTCGTAGTTCCGCATATCAGCTTCGTAGCCCAGCTGATCGGGCGGGGGGTTGCCCATCTGCATCTCGCGGAATCCATTGTTGACATCGGATACCCATATGACCTGCCCATCGCGTGCGCGAGTCAGCTGGTCTGAGATGTTGGCATTTTCCTCGCGCTCCGCACGCTGCCCCAGGATGATGCGAGGGTAGCGCTTGAGCAGGTCCGCACGCCTGGATACCGAATCGACAATAGCTTTCTGCTCATCCTCGACATAGCTCATCATCGGCAGGCCATAAAGCGACTCTTCCGACAGGTCGAACTTTATGGCGTGGTAGGGAAAGCCTCCCTGCACCAGGTAAGAGCCTGTAGGGTTGAACTCGCCCGTCATCATCATCTCACCCGTGAAGGGGTCCTGCTGCATCACAGGTTCCTGCTCCAGGAAGGGATGGTCGATATCCTCTATGGGTTGATCGACCCCCTCGGCAAAGACGATGCGCCTGCGATGCACTCGGTCATGCACCTCATAGAGGAGCGCATAATCGCCCAGGTCCTTAGCCTGCTGCACCGCATTCTCTTCTTCTTGGTTGGAATACTCCTGATCCTCCAGGTCGTAGAGCGTTTCCTCACTGTCTGCTGTCGCGTTTATCGCCGTCACCTGCCTGCGGTTTACGAAGCGTTCGTCTTTTTTGACAAACTCCAGGGGCACCAGCATACGCTCAATGATATACCGCGCATGAGAGAGCTTGTGAGGAGGACAAAGGGGGTCCACAAAAACATTGAAGGGAGGCACCCTGCGCACAGCAACCATATCGTCTTGCAACGAGTCGTTGACTACGTAGGGCGCTAAGAGGTCATCGCCAGGGGCGTTATAGTCGAACTTGAGCCACCCCAACGAGCAGTAGAGGGCATCGAAGATCGCCTGCTGCATCTCCTGCTTGACCTGCATCGTTTCCATTGCCGCATTGGCAACGCGCTCCAGGATCTCGGCCTGAAACTCGCGGTTGGGGTTCTCGACGCGCAGGAAAACGTGCGGGTAGTTATAGGCGATAGAAGAGATGATCTGCCTGGTCAAAGGATAGAAGCGTGAGATGCGCACCACCTGGTCCTTATCCAGGTCCGCAACCTCAAACTCCATGCGATACATCGCCAGCAGCTTACGCCACTCCTTGTGCTTGGGGTGCATAAACTTCTGCGCGTTATCGATGCTCTTGCGCCAGTACTGTACGTCTTCGGCTTTCAAGCGTATCTCCCGTAACTCATCGCATGGTCATTCATGGCACTGTCGATGACGTTATCGCCATTGAAGGGATCGGTGTTCACAGGCGTGGTCTTCGCTGCGGGTTTGTAGAGGTGCATCATCGCATAGCGCAACTCATCGGCTGCATGGTCCTCTGCGTGCGTGTCCAGGTCCTCGGGGTTCTTCTTGTCGCGGGGCAGCGAGGGCATGATGCGAAAGAGGTTGTCGTTCCACCCCGAAAAGGCATAGAAGCGATTGTTTGCCAGCGCATCGTTGATTACACGCCACCCTGTGACCCTATCGTTGTTAGCACGGGTCAGGTAAAGTCCATGCTCGGCAAAGACATCGGCAGGAGAGTGGTTGATCACCTCGCTGAGCCTGCGCTTTACGAACATCGAAGGGTCAGCATAGATAGCACTCGGCCTGCGCCCATTAGTGAAAGGACAAGACTCTATCATCTTGTTTATTTCAAAGGCATGGGTGCTGGCCGTAGCGTTGTCGCGGTAGTATTCGCACAGGCGATAGACGTTGCCATCGTAGTCCACGCTATAGAGTCCGCAGCTGGTAAAACTCGCCTCGCCGTAGTCGAGTCCAGCGAATAAAGCCCAATGATCGGGGATCTTAAACGAGGAAACGCCAATCTTCTTTTCCTGCCACAGGCTGAAGTATTGGCCTACGAAAGAATCCCAATCCCCTTCCAACCATGCTTTGACTAAAAGCTCATCGCCCACGCCTTTGAGCCTGTCCACATAGTGGGGGTCGCGCTCCAGCAGGATCTTGTTATCCGTGACCAAGGATCGGATATACATCCTGCTGCTCTGGTCTTCAGGATCGGTATAGAGCGTTCCTTCGGGCACGATGTCGATGAAATAACTCTTTATCGCCTGGTGCCCTACGCCGCCAGGGTTGCCCGTAGCGCGTATGCGCTTTACGGGGATGTCCTGGGCACCTGAGCGCAGCGTGGCCTTGAGCTTGTGATAGGCTGCGAGGTTATCCCACTGCTGTAGCTCATCGAACCCGATCCAGGTGTACTGGTGGCCCTGATACGAATCTGCAGCTGCTTCGTTTTCCAAGTGGCGCAAGGAAAGCTCAGCCCCATTGGGAAAGAACCACTTGCGTTGACCCACCTTGTATTCAGCGCCAGGAAAGGCTTGGTAGAAGATTCGGCGCGACTCGGCCAGGATCTCATCCAACTCGGGATAGGTCCTGCGGAAGATGATACCGCGCCAGTTCTTGCCATAGGTGGGCACATCCTGGGCGAAGTCGAGCAGTAGCGTAAAACTCTTTCCCCCACCTCGCGCCCCACCGAAAAACAACTGGTTGACGAACTTGGCACGCAGCGCTTTCTCCTGCGGTCCTGGCTGCGGCTTAGGCATATCTGCCTGGTCCGCATCGAAGAGGACGTTGGGGTCGAGGACCTGTCGCTCAGGCTTCATCCTTCCCCTCTTCGATGACCCTGGCTTCGGCAGGTATAGCCTCCTGTAACTGCTGCATCTCTTCCATCTGCTGATTCTGCTTTACCCACTCTTCGTAGGTATCCGCAGCAGGAGGGGCATTCACGCCAAACTGCTCCACCATGTGCTTGTGGATATGCGTATCGCGCACATCGCCCACTTCCTTGGCGATAGCTTCCAGGACCTTGATCTTCAGATGCGTGCGCCTCTCAGGGATCTTGCTATAGAGCGCATCAAGCTCCTTGACTCGTTCCTTGCGGTCTGCCAGGCGCACATCTTCAAAGTTCTTCTGGTAGATATCCAGCTGACGCTTGTATTCAGCAATGAAGTCCTCATTATTGCGCCAGCCCTTGACTGTAGCAGGCTGCACCCCCAGGTGATGCGCCACCTTCCGCGCCTGTGCCCGTGGGTTCCATCGATCCAGGATCATCAGCTGGATCGCCTGCTTATGCGTCGAGTTGAGGTTCATAAGTCCAGTTCCATCTGCGGCGGGTCGTTCCCCTCATCCTCTGCCGCCTTGTCGCAAGCCTCTCGCAAGGGCTTAACCTGGGTGCGGACAAAGGCCATAGGCTCTGCCTCCGTGCTTGAGGAGCGCATAGCTCGTCCTCGCAACGCTTCCACCTGGGTGCGCCTCATCCTGACCACCTGGCCTTATGCCCTCGCAAGTCCAAATGCACAAAACCCATCGTGGGGTAAATGCCGATACCATCAAAAGCCTCGAACTCCGCTGCCTCTGCCAGATCCGCAATGCGCTCGGGGGTGGGGTCGGTAGGCACTATATCCGTGGCCCATACCAGGTGCTGCGAGTTCTCCGCACCCCCTACCTGCGCATTATGCTCGGGCGTGCGCCAGGTGCTGGTAAGTCGCAAGGGACCCCAATCGTCCCGTATCGCCTGCAATTTGCCCATATGGTCCCAAAAGCGATTCCCCACCTGCAAGCAGCAATGCGCCACCAACTGCTCCACCGTACGATCCTGTGGCGTAAGCTCTGCCCAGTCGAAGTTCGGGATATCAGGATGGATCATCGGTCACCACATCAAAGATCGCTGCCAGCAACTCAGCCTGCAGTTCCTTGGGACAATGCTCTGTGACATCCACACTGCCCTCCGCACCCCCATGCCGCCAGATGGTGAAATCCAGCACACCGCGAAACTCCACCAGCAGCGTAGGCACCCCACTTCCCGCCTCGGGCCTGAACAGGAACGTCATAGGCTCTTGCATAAACACAAAAAACCCGATAACAGGAGTGGCCTGTTATCGGGTTACACCCTCCACCACAGAGGATACCACGAAGTAGGAAGAAAAAGCTCTATATCAGATCAATGCCAGAATCCTTTAAGAGTTTTCCTCAAACACAAACATAGGGATATAGAAAGTAAAGTCCACCTACTCTCTATATATATGTTATTTAGTATATATGTACTTACTATACCCTATAAATACCCTCTTAAATAAATCATATATACCTTGTACTAAAGAATAACTCTTAAATAAATCATATATATCTGTACTAGTATCTTATTCTTAAATAAAACATATCTATTAGTACAGTACTCTATCTTAAAAATACTGGTACTATAATTATATATAAATATACTTTAATTAATTAAATGGTACTGTTATTACATATAAATATACTTAATTAATTAAAGGTACTGTACTAGTATATATGTCTTATAGTATATACTAGTACTATTATTATATATAGGCACCAGATTTGGAGATCAGAGAAGATCGATGGGGATACAGGAGGAGAAGGAAACGCAAAGGGCTACGGGCAGAGGGAGAAAGTTGAAAGAGCTTTGATATATACGGGCAGGCAAGGAAACTCTAAGAGCTTCGATATATACGGGATATTATTACGATACCTATGGCATCGGGACCCCCTGGTAGGTTCACCTTCAATTTTCAGTTTAATCTGCTTAAATTAAACTGATTAACAAAGGGCAGATTTGCGCCCAAATTACCTCAATCTGTGCCCATACTCACTAGAATAGACTTTATCGATAGTATGGCTTGCCCTTATGTGGGGGTGGGATAGGGCCATAGATGCCCTGAGGGCGCCTGTGCTGCCTCCTGAGCGCCTCCAGGGCGCTGGGTAGGTCGATAGTCATATAATAGGCTTAATCGAACCTGAGCCAGTATAGGCGATTTGATTGCAGGCATAGAAATATCTACCCCTACCTCTATCCCTACCTCTACCTCTATCCCTTTCCTATCCTATCCCTATCCCTTTTTCTACTGCCTATCCTATCCCTTTCCCACCTCTGCCCCTATCTCTATTTTGCCCTTGCTGCTTATCCTTCCCTATCCTGCTCTGCGATACGCATAAAAATAGCGCCCAGGTATAAACCCAGGCGCTATCTGCTGCTGCTGCTCTGCTGCTGTTATTCTATCCAGGCTGCAGGCTCTGTATACTCTATTTCCTGGGCTGTAAAATAGTCTGCAGCTGCCCTGGTCAATGGCCCAGGTTTGCCAAACATATCTTGATAAACCCAGACACATTGACCCCTAATATCAAACCCATCGTTTAAGCAATCTTCAAAAAAAGCTTGGGGTAAAGCATAGTCATAAGTTATCCCAGGATATGCTTTATCTGCTGCCTGTTTTACTGTCTGCATTATTTACCTGCCCTATCTTTGCGTAAAATTAAAAGTAGAATCAGGACTGCGATAAATTCCATTATGCAGCCTGCCTTGTATAGCTTGTCTGCTTGTTTGCTGGCCCATGCAATGGCGCTGCAATACTGCGCTGGCTGCCTGCCCCACTGCATAGCTTGCAGTACCTGCATTGCGTATTGTTCGATACATAGAGACATTCGCGCTCCTGGGCGCTCTGCTGCTCCCCTGGCTGCAGTATAGAATACGTCCTATAGCCCTTATCCCAGGCTAAGCGCTTTAACTGGTCCACAGTCACGCCCTGTTTCTTGGCTGTTAGGTGGTCAATACTGGCCATTAATACGCTGCTATAACTTGGCGCTATATCCTGCCATAGATGCGTATATCCTGTATGCGCCCCTGCTGCCCTTATCAGCTGCTGCAGTAGGCCTAAGGGCAATAGGCCAGGGTCACCCCAACTGCCTAATCGGATAGGCGCTCTAAGGCGCTTAGGCGCTGCAGATACTGTCTGCCCTATCGTCTGCTCATAGACTGCGTTTAATGAGACTGTGTTGACATAGCAAGTGCTAATGAGCGCGCAATCTGAGCAATTAGGCAGCTGCCTATCTTTGAGCGCTTGTGTAGGCTTATTATCAATTGGCAGGATTGCTAATTGTACCATATCGCCAGTTTTTGTATTGCTGCTGCTACGCTCTAAACAATACAGCGCAGCGTAAATATTGCGCTGCTTATCTTCATAGATTTTTAGACTGTTCATTGCTTATTATCTCAAAATTAAGGCAACAAAAAAGCGCCCTGGGTTAATTCCCAGGGCGCTTAAGCGCTGCGTTTATGTTGCGTTTATTGCGCATCCACCTTGCTGCGCCTTAACTTGTTGGCCATTGCTCGACCTATCGACCTTGCGCTGTCCCTGTCATGCAATTCTAATGCAAGGTGCAGCAGCTGATGTATTCTATGCTGCTCTTTTATTTCTCTTTTGCACTCTGCTGCTTCTATCGTATCGCCCACAAATTCTGCTTCTAATCCTCGTTTCATTAAGTGAGCAATATTTGCTTTAATCCCTTCACTTGCTAAACGCAGGAACTTAGGCATAAGTGCATTTATTTCTGCGGAATTTTCCTCTATTGCCTTATTCAAGGCCTTCTCTTTATCCTTAGCTTTAGTCGTAAAGTTAGGATTCAATTTATCAGGTAGAAAATTCATTATTAAGCCTCCACTTTGCGTAATAGCTTGGCTGCAGCCTGGTCAATAGCTGTCCTATCTGCCATATACTTACTTTGTTGGCTAGCCCTGGTCAAACCCTGTACCCATCCCCATGTTGTGCCTGCGCGGTCCCCGTGGTCGGCAGGGAATTGCTCCTGCATTATTTCCGCAGCCTGTATAGTCCCTTTAGGTAAACCAGTGGCCAGCTGCGCTGCTTTAATGTCGAGCTTTTGCTCTGCAGCTGCTGCAATTTGCTGCTGTTCCTGGGTGCAGCTAGCTTCCTCTGCTGCTGCGATAGTCCCAGCCAGAAAAGCCCTGCCATTTAGCCTGGTACTATCGGCGCTGCCCCTATGCACTAGCCTGATATTAGCAATTGATGCAGCTGACCACAGGATATGATTTCCGCAAACCTGGCTATACAGAATACACTCTACGTTATAGCTGCTGGCACCTACTTCACTATTTCGCAGGATAAGAGCGCGGTACATATTGCCACTTGGGGTTTCAATAGAGCGCTCCTGGTTTACGAGCAAACAAAACATGTCGCGGTCTGACCCATATAGACCAGCTGGTCCGCACCTATCGCCAACACGTACGCTCAGGCTGTGCTGCTCCCCTGGTAGTACGTCTGCTGCTGTTGCCTGCCAGATATCTTCCGCAGGGCAATCTGGATAAGGTCGCGCAGGTGGTACACGCCAACCATCTGCATCTAACGTATTAAGTAAATCGGTCACAACGTCTGCATCCCAATAGCGAGAGTACTGGTCAGAGGTTATAGCTCTGCAGGTGTTGCCCTGCTCCGATTCTGTTACTAATAGGGATCTTTCGCGCTCAGGATAGCGTGGTAGTCCTTCATTTAGGCAGGCAGCTGCCAGGTGGGCAGGCAGCGTACGCAGATACCCAGCTGGTGCGCCTATCCCTTGTGCCAGCTGGCCCAGGCTGTAATTATTCAGCAGCGCTGCGCCCTGCTTATTGCTGATAGCTAAACCTTGTTCTGCAATGGGCAGAACCTCCATTTCCGTAATAGGTAGTAAGCCTGTTTCGGCGCTGCGCTGCTTACGCTCCTGCAGGGCTATCTGCATATCACCTAGGCTGCGGAATCTTTCCTCAGCTGGCCGATTAGACCATTGCCGATATGCGCTGGTGATATTGCTACGCTCCTGGGCAGGCGCTGCAGCTGGTGCGCCATTGCTTGCTACTGCTGCTGTTGCAGTTACCATACTGGCAACCTCCATATAGTAAAAGATTAAAGGGTTAACGCTGGGCAAATCCCAACGTCAACAAATAATCTAATAATATAGCCATATTATAGCAAGTTATATTTTTACTATAATCTATTTCTTTAATAATCTTTATTTGACAAATAAAAATAGTTTCATTAGGTTAATTAAAACTGATGTAACTGGTGGCAAAAAAATTCCTCGCAGCCTGCCTGGGGCGCTGCTGCACGACGATAAAATTGAGTTGATTAGAGATTCAAATTTCAAAATTGAGTTGATTAGAACCTCAATTTCAAATTTGAGTTGATTAGCAGTGGGAGTTCAAAATTTGAGTTGATTGGAAGGGAAAGTTCAAAAAAAAGCCCCTGGCAACCGAAGTCGCTCAGGGGCACCCTTTAATCTTTACACCACAATATTAATTAGGATCAGATTCTTTGTCAACTTGCAATTCCAGCACATCGCTCAATTCGCAGTCGAGTATCTGTATTAGTCGCTCCAACGTATCGCGCCTAAAGTTGGACTTGTTGTTAAGCAATGTGGAGATGTTAGTTGCCTGGATGTCCAGCTGCTCTGCCAGGTCTTTGATCGATTCGATGCCCCTGGTCTCCATGATCTCTAAGATTCGGTATTTTCTGACGCGCAATTTCATTAATTTCCCCTTTAATATATCATCTCTAACTCGACTATACTATAGGTCAAGCAAGCCTAAAAGGCAAGCAAAGCCCTTGAAATCGGTGATTGGCATTCAAGTTTCTTTCTCATTCATTGAGAATTGGAAGGGCGCACTTGTACAATTACAGGATAACTTAATCTACTACAAATCAACAGCTTACGCTTTGATCCTTGTAGCAAAGATGCACAAGACATACAGCATATGCCTACAACGAGATTAGGCCACAACCCATTCATTGAGAAATGAAGTACTAAAAAAATGCTTGTGTTATTTTCTGTCCCTTGCTACAATTGCCTTCCACCTGGAAAGGCACCCTATGAGCAAGCAGATTTCTCGACTTTGCCTAATTGGCAATAAGATTAGGCACAAGATGAAAGCACAAGGGCACACCCTGGAATCATTTGCAAGCCAAGTCGGAATGACAACATCGAAGCTGGGGCGCATCTGTCAGGGCAAAGGAGAAACCATCGATGTCGCTACATTTGAACGCATCGCACTTGAGCTAGGGGTAGAGTTTGAAGACCTCATCGATACAAAGCAACCTGTGCATCCCAATCTAACTGGATATCCGCACGTTGATGAGTTTCTGGTTTCGTTCTGTGCTGAGCTTTACAATGGCAAAAAGGGTCATCAGGTGCTGAAAGATTACGTAACTGATGACTACTCTCTTCAATATCTGCACAATTCACTAGCTTCTCCATTGCATATAGCAGATCATCGACATTCGATATCGTTTGCTGAGGAGATGCAGTTGAATACTACTGAGGCGAAACGACATGATTCCTGTATCGTCGTTCCTATACTGGCATGGCCCTATGGCAAGGCGGCGATTGTGGTTCACACCAAATCTACATTTCGCAATACTAATATGGATAGGGTGATTGAACACGTACCCGAAGGAACATTGACCCGTCACGTTTCCACTATAGAAATATGGTCATTAACCCCACGATGGGCGGAAATCATAGAGACTCCCACGAGTAGCATAAGAGTGAACAGGCGCACTATTGGGATATTGGGAACTACGATAAACAATTAATAAAAAAAAGGGCTAGCGTGCGCTAACACGCCAACCCCTTAACTACACACGCTCCAAACTCGGTCAGAGAGAAAGGAAAGTGATGCCCCAATATAGTCAGACCCCCCTCAAAAATGCAATCTGCCCTTATGTGCAGTGGATACTGCTCATTGGTGCCGTAGTCTACCTCGGCAGCAGGATTATTCCTGCGCTGTGGGATAGGTGAGCTATGGCAACAAGCGAGAGGATTACGCCCATGCTCCTGAGTTCGCTGGCTGAGCCTTTTCCCTCAGAAGAGATACGGTGGCGCGTAGGGGCAAAAAAGAACAACAGGGGCATGGCCTTAGCCTACATCGACGCAAGGACCGTGATGGATAGGCTTGATAAGGTCTGTGGAGGCTTTTGGGAGGACTACTACTCAGAGGTTGCTGGACGTTTAGTCTGCAGCATTTCGGTCTATGGTCAGACGCGCTCAGATGGCGCAGGCGATACTGATTTTGAAGCTGAGAAAGGTGGACTCTCTGATGCCTTTAAACGAGCAGGCGTTAAGTGGGGCATCGGGCGATACCTGTACCGATTGCCCAGCGAGTGGGTAGCGCTGGATGGCAAAAGCCGAATCACTACCCCTCCCTCCCTGCCTCATTGGGCGCTGCCCAGCGGTGAGATCAGTGACCAGGACATCGACTTCCCTGCCGTAGAGAAAGAGGACCAGACCCTACAGCAGGCCGACATCGATGCAGCGAAGCGTGAAATTATCGGTGTCATCCTCGACCTGGAAGCAGCGCTTATTAACGCCGATCAGATGACCGCAGAGCAACGTACTCAGGTTAGGCGCAAGTATGCTGATGCTATCAAGCTGGAGGCTGCAACCGTGGAGAACCTGCAGGCTTATCACGACAACCTGGTCAAATTCAGGGAAGGGACACAATGAACCAACGTGGACGCTGGAGCAACTCAATACCCCCTGAGATCGACAAGCTGCTTAACGAACCTAATCCCCTATGGGATTGGCAGGTGCGTGAGATCGATGAGGAGGAGTGGATCGTCGCACGCCTCATCGACAATAACCAGTGTGAGCGCATCGTCGCAGGCAAAGTGTCTGTAGCTGTAGAGGACCCCCCTGCTGGCAGAGGTATACACGCCCTAATCCCCACGGGACCTGAAGATGATCAATGAAGAGTTCGCACATTCTCGCCAAGATGCTCAGGAATTTATTGAGGATGCAGACTCCTATCTGCTCCTGACACTAAAGGGCGATGCCCCTCGCCTGGCAGGATATGCCTCAGATACAGACCAGCTGCTGATGTTGTTGGCCTATTTGGACCAAAATCCTCCCCTGAAAAAATCCCTGCGGACCTATCTCTCACAATCCTATGAAATAGGGGAGAATTAGTAATGGCATCAATCAATTTCGCAGCACTCATGGGCGTGATCAAAGGCGATGTGCGCCACAACACCACGCAGAACTCGCAGGTTGCCAATTTTACTCTGGTGACAAAAGCAAAGGCACACCCCAATGCCAAGGTTGATTTCTTCCAGACGTTCCACAATATAACGGCCTGGGGCCGCATGGCAGAAGATGTGAAGGACTGCGCAGAGGGTGATACCGTGCAGGTCGAGGGTCAAATCGAAAACGAATCCTGGGAGCAGGATGGGGCGAGGCGCTACAAGACCGTCATCAAGGCCAGGAACCTCAACGTGATCGAAGAGGAGCGTCCTCGCCGCAATCCTGTCGAACAACCTGCGGACGCTCCAGATGCCCCTTTCTAAGCCCAAAGCAAAAGCCCCCTCTCCTGGGCGCAGGTCACGCAACAAGGGTGCCCGTGTGGAGCGTGAGATCGTCGCGCTTCACCAGGCACTCGGCGTAGAGGCAGAGCGTGTGCCTCTCTCAGGGGCTGCAGGTGGCAGTTATACAGGCGATGTCATAATAGAGGGACGCTACCGCGCAGAAGTTAAGGCGCGGAAAGATGGAGGTGGGTTCGCGTTGATTGAACGCTGGCTGGAGGGCAATGATATGTTGATCGTCAAATCAGATCGCAAAGAGCCTTTAGTCGTGTTGCCCTGGTCCACGTATGGCCAGCTGATTACAGGAGAGTAGTTGGAAAGTGCTAATCCATTTTCACCAAAAAATATGAGGGCACTGTACAACTATGGCGCACGCTCCTGAAGATTTCGACGCTGAGCAAGCTGTACTCAGCAGCATCATGCAACGCCTGGGTGCCCTACCCGAAGTGATTGAGATGGGCATCACGGTGGACAGTTTTTGGACTCCAACAAACCAAAAACTGTGGCTAGCAATTAATGATGCGGCTACTGCTGCGCCCAAGGGCAGCGACGCACTTGACCCTACCATCCTGCTGCGCTACACCCAAGGCAGGGCACCTGAATTGAGTCTGTTCGATGTCACGAAGCTGTTTACTCTGGTAGGCACTTCGCACAATGTGCGGTGGCACGCTCAAACCCTGCTTGACATGGAGCAACGCAGGGACCTG